TTAAAATTCAAAGTGATTTATTTCAAGATTTTAAAATAGAGTGCGTAAAACGTAAATTTTCCTTCCAGAAACTTGCCGACCGTGCTATTCATTTGTATCTTACAGATGATGATTTTAGAAAAACAATTAACAATCACAACAACCTTGAGTTGTAAAAATTAAAACACATGAATAAAGATTTTAAGTATCTTCCTAAAGATAAAAGGAAGAAGATACTCTTAATAAGTGATGACATAAGAGTACCATCAGGTGTAGCAACAGTAGCTAAAGAAATAGTGGTTCACACAGCCCAACATTTTAATTGGGTTCAAATGGCAGGAGCAATTCAACACCCAGATAAAGGTAAAAAGTTTGATTTATCTAATGAGATAAATAAAATTACAGGTTTAGATGATACTGATATTAGGTTATATCCTATAGATGGATATGGTGATACTAGTATGATTAGACAAATGATTAAAATAGAAAAACCTGATGCTCTTTTTATTATTACAGATCCAAGATATTTCATGTGGTTATTTAATATTGAAAATGAAATTAGAAAAGAAATTCCTATTATATATCTTAACATTTGGGATGATTATCCTGCTCCTTTATATAATAGAGAATTTTATGAATCATGTGACTTATTAATGGGTATATCAAAACAAACCGTAAACATAAATAGAATTGTATTAGGTGATAAAGCTAAAAATAAAATTACTAAATACATCCCTCATGGTTTAAATCCTAATATTTATAAACCTTTAGATGATGTTAGTGAATTTAGAAAAAAATTATTTCAGGGGGATGAAGTAGATTTTTCTTTATTTTTTAATTCTAGGAATATTAGAAGAAAACAAATTCCTGATACAATGTGGGCATTTAAAATGTTTTTAGATGGATTGCCTAAAGAAAAAGCAGATAAGTGTAGATTTATATTACATACAGAAGTAACTCATCAAGCAGGTACAGATTTAATAGTTATTAAAGAATTATTATTTGAAGACTATCCCAATGCTTTAATATTTTCAACTAGCAAACTCCCCAATGAAGATTTAAACAAAATGTATAATTCAACTGATTGTCAAATTCTTTTAACTTCTAATGAAGGATGGGGGTTAACATTAACTGAAGCAATGCTAGCAGGTAACCCTATTATAGCTAATACAACTGGTGGAATGCAAGATCAAATGAGATTTGAAGATGAAAATGGAAAATGGTTTACACCATCACCTGAAGTACCTTCTAATAATACAGGAAAATATAAAAAACATGGTGAATGGGCATTTCCAGTTTACCCAACTTCTAGATCAATTCAAGGATCACCTGTTACACCTTACATTTGGGATGACCGATGTAAAGCTGAAGATGCAGCTGATAGAATAAGAGAAGTATATGATTTAGGAAGAGAAAAAAGAAAAGAAATAGGTGCTAAAGCTAGAGAATGGTGCTTAAGTGAAGAAGCAGGATTTACTTCTCAACATCAAGGTAAAAGAGTAATAGAAGCTATAGATGAATTATTTAATACTTGGGAGCCAAGAGAAGTTTTTGAAGTAATAGATACAGATGAAGATCTTAGCCAAAATAGAATACAAACACATAATTTAGTATATTAATATGAAACCAACATTTTTTATAAGTTGTCCAATAGATACCTATTCGGGTTATGGAGCAAGATCAAGAGACGTAGTAAAAGCTATTATTGAAATGGATAAATACGATGTAAAAATATTACCACAAAGATGGGGAGATACCGCTTGGGGATTTTTAGAAGAACATGAGGAATGGACATTTATGTTAAAGCATTTTTTCCAACCTCAACCAAACCAACCTGTGGAAAAACCAGATATTTGGATGCAGATAACAATTCCAAACGAATTTATGCCACAAGGTCATTATAATATAGGAATGACTGCTGGTATTGAATCTACTGTTGCTCCTGCTGATTGGATACAAGGTTGTGGGAGAATGAATTTAATATTAGGTTCATCTAACCATTCAATTAATGTTTTAAAAGAAACTAAATTTGAAAAAAGAGATGAAAAAACTCAACAAATAATTGAACAAATCGAATTTAATCCTAATACTAAAACAGATGTTTTATTTGAAGGATTTGATGAAGATACTTATAAAAAAACAAATGAAATATTAGATTTACCTGAAATTAAAGAATCATTTTGTTTTCTATTTGTAGGACATTGGATGCAAGGGGATTTCGGACATGATAGAAAAAATGTAGGAGTATTAGTAAAATCATTTTTAGAAACATTTAAAAATAAACAAACTCAACCTGCTCTAATATTAAAGACAACAGGTGGTAACTCATCCTATATGGATAAGTACCAGATTCTTAAAAGAATAAAGAATATTAAATCTCAAGTAAAAGGTAAATTACCTAAAATTTATTTAGTACATGGAGATCTTACTAACGAAGAAATGAATGAATTATATAACCATCCTAAAATAAAATGTATGGTTAATACAACTAAAGGAGAAGGATTTGGTAGACCATTACTTGAATTTACCCAAACTAAAAAACCAATAATAACCACAAGTTGGTCAGGGCATATAGATTTTTTAAAAAATGATATGAGTGTTTTATTACCTGGTACTTTAGGTGATGTCCATCCAAGTGCTCAAAATAAATGGTTAATACAAGGCTCAAAATGGTTTGATGTTGATATTATCGCTTTAAATAAAGCATTAAAAGATATGTATAAAAATTATAAAAATTGGGTTGTTAAAGCTAAACAACAAGGCAATTATGCTAAAGAAAATTTTAGTTATACTAAAATGAAAGATAAATTTGAAGAAATTTTAGATGAATTAAATATTAAAGCTACTCCTAAAAAAGCAGAGATAAAATTACCTAAATTAACTCTTCCAAAACTTAAAAAAGTAGAATCATGAATTCAGATAAATTAGCTATATGTCCTAGATGCGGCTCAGATGCATGTTATGTAACTGAAGTAAATGAAAATATAAATAATTATTTTTGTTATGGTTGTGGTTTCCAATCCAATAGTTTAATGAGAGAAGGAGAAGAAATAATGGATGATCAACTTGAAGTACTCCCAGAACTATATAAAGATCTTAGACATGAAGATAAAACAGGTCAAGTATGGTTTCCCTCAACAGTAAATTTACCTACTCAAGGAATGGTATTTGCAAATGGGTCTACAACTGAAAATTGGAAATGGGCAGCTGTTAAAGCAGTAGAAGTAACAGAAGAAGAAAAATTAAAATACCCTATCCCAGGAAAAAAAGACCAATATTACAAACATAGAATGGACATGACTACAATGAAACAATTTGAGGAACGTGATTTTATGGATGCTCTTTCGTATATTGGGGTATTACCTAGTTAAAAAATTAATACATTATGAATATAAGTTATGCAATTCCTGTTTGTAATGAACATACAGAAATTAAAAGGTTAATTTCTCATTTACAAAAAATAATAAACAAAGGAGATGAAATTGTTGTTTTATACGATTCTGCAAATGGTACTAAAGAAGTTAAAGAATATTTAGATTCTCAAAAGGGAATTAATGTTTTTGAAAATAAATTTAAAGGACATTTTGCAGAAATGAAAAATATTCTTACCCAAAAATGTACTAAGGAATTTATATTTCAGATAGATGCTGATGAAATGATTGATGAAAAATTCCCAGAACATTTACCTTCAATATTAGAAAATAACCCTGAAATAGAGGTATTTAAAGTTTCAAGAATTAATACTGTAAAAGGATTAACAATAGAACATATTAAAAAATGGAATTGGAATGTTAATGGTGAAGGTCATATTAATTTTCCTGATTGGCAGTACAGAATATATAAAAATAATAAAAAAATAGTATGGAAAAATAAGGTACATGAGGTGTTAGTTAATTATGAAATGTATGGAGAAATGCCTTGTACCTATGCTACCTGTCTAACTCATGAAAAGACAATAGAAAGGCAAGAGAAACAAAATGACTATTACGATACTTTATGAAAAAAGATTTTACACAATCTTACCTTTCCCCCGCTTTAGTAGATTTTAAGGAAAAATTTAACAATAAGTGGGAATTGAACGATTACCATGATATTAACGCACCTTTAGTATTTTTTGGAATGTATGGGCAAGATGATGTTAATGTGTTTTTAGGGCATAAGGGCCCTAAAATGGTAATATGGGGAGGAAATGACATGCACCCCCCACAATTAAATTTAGTTAAAAAAGAAATAGACAAAGGAAACACTTTTACATTCGCTACACCTGGACATATGGTAGAGGTTTTAAGTTCATATAATATTCCCCATAAAATATTTTATCTAGAAGTAAAAGATTATTCCCTTTTTAATCCATCTCCCTTAGGAGAAAATATATATGTTTATATGGGAAGACCAAGTTTCCCCAGACCAGACTATTATAAGTATAATGAAATAGTTTCTCCTTTAGTTAAAGTATTTGGAAAAGATAGAGTTAAATGGGTTATCCAAAATGAAAATTCTACCCTCCCTCAGAATCAACTTATAAAAAAGTACTATAATGATTGTTTTGTATATGTAAAACCTAATGAAAGAGGGGGAAATACTTCTATGTGGGAATTAAGCCATATGGGGAGGAAAACCATAGGTAAGGGTCAATCTCCACTTCCTGGTTTTACGGAATATAAAAATTTAGAACATTTATTAGAATTAATTATAGAAGAATCTAAGTATATAGGAAAAGTAAGACCTGAAATTGCTGAAAACACTAAAAAACTTTTTATTGGGGAAGAATTTTTAAATTTAAATTATTGGAAAAATGGAAAATAGTATGTTAATAAAATTTAAAGAAGAAATTGAAACCCAAGGATACAGTATTATAAAGAATGTACTTCCTCCTGAGTACATAAATAAAGCAAAATTAGAATTAGAGAAAGCAATACATAAAGAGAGCTTATATCATAAAAACAAAAATTATAAAGATTATGGTATGGTTTTATTATGTTCTTTATACCATAAAATATTTAGTGACATATTTGATTTTCCCTTATTTATAAACCCATTTGAAACAATTTTAGGAAAAGGGTGCATAGTATATGCATATACATCTTCCTCTATGCCCCCTAATAAAACTAACTACAGTAGTAGAATTCATGTAGACTGTCCTAGAATTATACCTAATTATATTACAAATTTAGGAGCTACTATTTTATTAGATGATTTTACTGAAAAAAATGGGGCTACTAGTTTTTTACCTTTTTCCCAAACTCAAAAATCACCCCCTACTAAAAAAACATTTCAAAAAGATTCATTTAGATTAATAGAAAAAGCAGGGTCTGTTTGTTTTTTTAATGCTAGATTATGGCATTGTGGGAATATAAATTATACAAAAAATTGGAGACATGCTTTAACAATTAATATGGTACGACCTTGGATGAAGCAAAGAATTGATATCCCTAGGGCTATGGCTAATATCAAAAATTTAAATTTATCTGAGAATGCTAAACAAAAATTAGGTTTTTATTCTCAAATTCCTGCTAATTATGATGAATATTACCTGCCTAAAGAACAAAGAAAATTTAAACAAGAAATAGAATAAAAATATAAAATGATAGACAATAAATATAAAGAAGCTATTGAGGCAAATATAGAAGTCCATTCTGCTATGGCTGATGATTACAATACGGTAGAACCTCATTTCAAACCAGAAAGTATTAAAAGAGTATTAGATCAGATTGAAAAGATTTACAAAGATACTAGTTTTGAAAAAGTCTTAGATTTAGGATGTGGTACCGGCTTTATGATTGATATATTAGCTCCATTTGCTAAAGAAATAACTGGGGTAGATGTAACACAACTAATGTTAGATAAAGTAAAAAAACCTCTAAATACCAATTTAAAACTTGATTTAATAAATTCAGACACTGGTACAGTAAATCTAAAAAATGAATATTATGATTTAGCAACAGCCTATACTTTTTTAGATCATTTATATGATATGATACCTACATTTAAAAATTGTTATAATTCTTTAAAATCTGGAGGTGTATTTTATGCTGATTTGAGTCCAAATGCTTATTTTTGGGATGAAATTAAAAAATTAAACCCTCAAGGGAAATATGATCCAACTATAGATAGGGAAATAAAAGCAATATATTCTAAAGATGAAGAAATAGAAGCTCAATTTGGTGTAAAAAAATCAACATTTACTAAGGCAGAATTTCAAAAACATATTGAAGGTGGTCTTAGAGAAGAGTTATTAAAATCCCAATTAGAAAGTGTAGGGTTTAAAAATATTCAATTTATTTATCATTGGTTTATAGGTCAATCTCATCTAATAAACAATAAAAATATAAAAAAAGAAAAAAGATTTAAACAAGCTGAAACAATACATAATTGTTTAACAAAATCTCTTCCAATATCTAGGAATTTATTTAAATATATAGGATTCATTGCATACAAATAAAAATATATCATTTTTAGGGTGGGGTGATCTTTCTTATCAATTCCTTAATTTTCTTAATATTAATGAAAAAAATATTATTAAGTTTGATGATAATATTAACCTAAACGATTTAAACCATTATTCTTTTAATTCTTATTCAGAGTATTATTCTGATTTTGATTGGGTTATAGGGATAGGCTATCTTCATTTAAAAAAGAAAGTAAAGATAATTAAAGAAATAATAAATAATTATGGTTCTTTTAAAAATATTATTCATCCTAGCAGTTATATTTCTCCTTTATCAAATATAAAAAAAGGTGTTGTTATATATCCTATGTGTAATATTGATAAAGAGGTTACAATTTATCCTGGGGTTTTAATAAATAATTCTGTAACTATATCTCATAACTCTACTATAGGAATAGGTTCTTACATAAGTCCAGGTGTGACTATCTCAGGTAATGTAGAAATAGGAGAAGGATGTTTTTTAGGAACTGGAACTATAATATCAAATGGTATAAAAATTGGTGATAATGTAGTAGTTGGAGCCGGGTCTTTAATAACAAAAAATATTCCTAATAATTCAAATGTTATAGGAAATCCTATGAAAGTATTATCTAATAAATTAAAACTCATATAAAATGAAGGTAGCAGTATTACAATCTAATTATATCCCTTGGAAAGGGTATTTTGAACTTATTAATGATGTAGATGTATTTTGTTTTTATGATGAGGTTCAATATACTAAAAATGATTGGAGGAATAGAAATAGACTTTTAAACTCTAATGGTTTATTTTGGGTTTCAATCCCAATTAATAAAAAATACACTAAATTAAAAATATCAGAAACAAAAATCCAAAATCCAGATATCTTAAAATCCCATTTTAAAACTATAACTCAGTGTTATTCTAAATCTCCATATAGTAGTCAAATATTAGATTTATTATCACCTTATTATTTAGATAAAAAGTGGGAATATTTATCTCAATTTAATCAAACTTTAATTAAAGTAATTTCTAAATATATAGGAATTAAAACAATTTTTAAGGATTCTTCAGAATTTACATTAGAAGAAGGTAGAATTGATAGATTAGTTAATCTTAACATTCAACTAAAATCTAGTTCTTATCTTTCAGGACCTGCGGCAAAAGGATATCTATCTGGTAATGAGCATTTATTTAAAGATAATAATATAGAACTTATATTTAAAAGCTATGGTCCTTATTTAAAATATAAACGTAATACATCTCAATTTGACCATAGTGTAAGCATTATAGATTTATTAATGAATATTCCAAAAAATGAATTATTAACTTATATAACTTCCCAAAATGCCAATAAAAAAACATAACCCCTATAAAATAGTACAAATGTTTGAAGAAGAAATAGCTTCATATACAGGATCTCCTTATGCCGTATCTGTAGATAGTTGTACAAATGCTTTATTTTTGATATGCAAATATTTAAAAGTATCTAAAGTTACAATTCCTTCAAAAACATACTTATCAGTTCCTATGAGCATTATGCATGCTGGGGGTGAAGTAATATTTGATAAATCTCCAAAGACTAATCAATGGGTTGGAGTTTACCAATTAAAACCTTACCCTATATATGATGCTGCTAAAAGATTAACATCAAATATGTACATACCCGGAAGTTATATGGGTTTATCTTTTCATATTAAAAAACATTTGGGAATTGGCAAAGGAGGTATTATATTAACAGATGATAAAAAGGCAGTTGATTGGTTTAAAAAAGCAAGATATGAAGGGAGAAGTGAAAAATACTATAAAGAAGATTCTATTGAACAACTAGGATGGAATATGTACATGACGCCCCAAGAAGCAGCACAAGGTTTATGTTTACTACAAAACTACCCAGAACATAATCTTGATTTAATTGAAAATGATGGGTATAGAGATTTAACAGAATTTCCAGTATTTAAAAATAATAAAGTAATAAATGGATAATCATATTATCATAACTAATTTTAATAAACGCCTTGAAGGAAAAGATATAAGTCTTTTATATGAAGGAAACCCTTCTTGGATGGAAAAAAGGATTAAACTATTTGAAAAATATTATATTTCTTCTTTTATTAACCAAATAGACAAAAACCATCATAATTTTATAATGTGTGATGAAAAAACACCTACTGAATACCAAACCCAATTATTAGATTTTTCACAACAATACTCATTTTTAACTTTTTTCTTCACAAAAAATCCAGCTAACGAAGAAATTGATTTAATAAAATCAACTTATTTAGATAAAAGGAAAAATAATATTAATGAATTGTATATTAGTAGAGTAGATAATGATGATTTTGTAAGTTCTTATTATAATCAAACTGTTAAACATTATTTAAAATATTATGAATGGATAACATTAACAAATGGTATTTGTTTAGATTACTCCAACCATAATAATTTAAATTATTTTCCATTCCCTAGAGGGCCTTTTGTGAGTAGAAAAACAACTATAGATAACTTTCAAACTCCTTATGGGATGACCCACTGGGATGTTCCATCAACATCTATTGAAACTGATCATCCTATGTGGGGGTGGGTTATACATGAAGATAATTTACATAATACCATGAAGGGTATCCCTATACAAATAGAAAAAAAACAATTAAAAAAATTATACAATATATAAAACCAAAAACATGATTTATATAGGTACACATATAATGCCTTGGGAGATAGGTGAATTTAGACATCAAACTCGACTACATAAATTAACTTTACTTCATTTACCTAAAGAAATATTAAAAGAAATAGTTTTAATACCTACTTTAAATTTAAATGATAAAATTCTTGATTGGGATAATTCTGAACTTTCAAAAGAATATTATATAAAACATTTTGAAATTAGTTGTAAAACACTAGAAGATATAATAGAAATTAAACCTAGAATAGGTGGGGTTGCTTCTACCACAGAAGCTCTTAAAAAGAATATTGAAGAAATAATAACAGAAAAGGATCATTACCTTTGGTTGGATCCTGATATAAGTTATCCTTACACTTTTTGGAAAGTTTTATGGGATTCATTTGAAGTAGTAAGAGAAAGTTCTGATCATTTTATTATAACACCTTCAACCCCTAAGATGTGGGATAGTAGTTGGGATGTTTTAGTAAATGAAGATCAAATGAATCTTCCTTATAGTTATAAGGGATGGTATGAATCAAATTTCGATGAATATTTTTATCCCAACCAAGACCCTTCATTACTTCCAACACCAACTATTAAATTCGCAGGGGGGCATGGAAATTTTTTCACCGGAAAAACACTAAAATTATTTGGTATTCCTGATGATTATACTTTATATGGTGGGATTGATACTTACATTATGTTAGGGGCAGAACATCTAAGAAAACAGAATAAATTAACCCAATATAGAATTAAAAATATTGTAACTATTCAAGATTTTAAATTCTCAGATAAAGAAATGTATAAATCATTTACTCCTTCTTTCATAACTAAAGATTCCCAAAGAGTTCTAAATGAGGAAAAAAACAAAATTTTTCAATATTCAGTTCAGTCATTAATAAATAAATTACAATGAAAGATATATCATTATATTTTAAACAAAATAATTTTGGTCAATTTTGTTTAGTTGAAAAAGATTTAATTAGTAATAATATTAATACAACAGGAGTATGGGAACCCCATTTATATTATTTTTACTCTCAGTTTATTAAACCCGATTATGTTGTAGTTGATGGAGGTGCTAATATTGGATTCCATAGTGTACAATTTGCAAAGTTAGCATCTGAAGGAAAAGTTTATTGTTTTGAACCTCAACCTTTAATATTTAATGTTTTATCAACTAATTCTCTACTTAATGGTTTAAGTAATATTATTAGTCAATATAGGTTAGGATTAGGAGACAAACCTAACAATTTAAGAATGACTCCTTTACAAAAACAAGTATTTAATGAAAATTGTATAAATTGGGGTGGTAGAGGCTTAACTGATGGTCAAGAAGGGGAAGAAATAGTAGAAACTATAACTTTAGATAGTTTAAATCTTAAAAAATTAGACCTAATAAAATTGGACGTTCAGGGATTTGAATATAAAGCTTTTATAGGTGGTGAAAAAACAATTAAAAAACACACACCAATTATATTTTTAGAAAATTATCCTACTTCTGAAATAGATCAAAAAGTAATTAAACTTCTAAAAAATTGGGGGTATGCTAAATATAGACTTCTTTGCACACAATATAAAGAAGATTGTATTTTATTAAACCCAAAAATTCATAATAAAGAAATAGAATTTATAGAAAACCAAAAACAATATTCATGGGAAAAATAACATTTTGTATTCCTAGTAAGGATAATTTAAGATACTTAAAATCCTCTATTAACAGCATTAAACAAAACTCATTATTAGATAATGAAATTATTGTATGGGTAGACTCAGATAATGATGGAACTGAAAAATGGTTAAAAGATAATAATGTAAAATATTTAATTAATCCTAAAAATGAACCCCAAGGTATAGCAGCGGGTTATAATAGATGTATTAAAGCAGCTTCAAATGAAATAGTTTGTATGTTTCATGCTGATATGTTTATGGGAAAGGGATTTGATAAAAATTTAATTAAACATTTAAAACCTAAAACTGTTATCTCAGGAACTAGAATTGAACCGCCTTTACACCCTGAGGGAAAAGAAAAAATAGTTAAAGATTTCGGAATGTATCCTGAAGATTTTAAAGAAAGTGAGTTTAATGAGTTTGTGGAAACTATTAAAAAAGAAAAAAAAGATCAAGTTACTTATGGTATATTTGCTCCTTGGGCTTGTTTTAAAAATGAAATTTTAGAAATAGGAATGCATGATGAAGAATTTCACTCATACCATGAAGATTCAGATATATTTAATAGATTTTTACTTAATGATATGAAATTAATTCAAAGTAGAGATGCTTTAGTATATCATTTAACTTGTAGAGGAGGAAAATGGATTGATGGGATTGAACAAGTAACCACTGATAGTAAATTTCATGATATGACTGTAAGGGCTAGAAATTATTATTTAAAAAAGTGGGGATGTTGGATCCAAAATGATGAATACCAACACCCAATATTAAGCTCTGTTTATAAAAAAGGTGTTAATATCATTAATTCTAATCCACAATTACAAGAAGCATTACAACCTTGGTTTAATGGTGGAAAAGATATAATAGTTGAAATTAATGGAAATAGTTTTAATCAACAGGATTTTCAATTAATCCAACAATTAAATCTTATTATACAGGATAGTGGAGAAATAGGTACATTTGAATTGGGTAATTTAAAAATTACAATTAATAACATAATAGATTACTCTAAAGATTTAATTAAATATGAAAGATAAAAAATCAAAGAAATCTATTACTATTGGAGGGTTAAAATTTCAAATGGAAGAAAACCCAAAAAAAGCTGAAAATAAACAAAAAAAGTTTTTTCTGGCTTTACTGAATAGATTAGTATCTATGCAAGAACGTACTGAAAAAATATTCACAGAATATGGTATAAATCTTATAATGTATGAAGATTTATATTTTCAAACCATGGAAGATTTAGTATATGAACATTATGGAAATCAAATAGCTGAAGTAATGTTTTGGTATGTCAATGGAGCTAAAATAGAAAATGAAGAAGATCAGTTTATAGAAGATAAAGAAACGGGTAAAAAGTATAAAGCAAAAACCCCTTTACAAGTATACAACATTTGCAAAAAATTAAAGTTATTTAAAGATTAATATATGTATCAAACAAAAACAATGGAAAAATTAGAAATGATGGAATGTCCCCAATGTGGTGGGTCTATGCCTGTAAAACGAAGAGAATTAGGTTATCATGTTTGTGTTAATTGCTCTACAGTATCAGCTAAAAGAGGAGTACCTGTAATGAGAGGAACAGGTGATCATACATGGGTTGATTTAGAAGTAATGACACAAGAGCAATTTGAGAGATATGAGGAGATGGAAAATAAAACTAAATCCGAAATTAGACCTAATAAAGCAAATAAAGATAATTTACAAGGTCCATTTACAATAGTAGAAACAGATAAATAAATGCCAGCTGCTAAACCTATATCAAAAGATATGTGTTTAACTGCGATGGATAAAACTAAATCAGTTAAAGCAGCTGCTAGATACCTAAATTGCTCATACCACCATTTAAAGCGTTATATGAAGCTGTATGTGGATGAGGAAACGGGTAAAACTTTGTTTGAAGTACATAAAAATCAAAGTGGTAAGGGTATACCCAAATTTTTAAATAATGGTAAAAAAGAACCTGCACTATTAGATATAATAGAAGGTAGATTAAATCCAGCTTCATTTTCACCTGATAAATTAAAATATAGATTAACTACTGAGGGTTATTTAGAAGAATGCTGTGGTAATTGTGGGTTTACAGAGCATAGAGTAACTGATCATAAAGTACCATTAATATTGCATTTTAAAGATAAAAATAAACTTAACTATAATTTAGATAATATTGAATTTTTATGTTATAATTGTTATTTTTTATTTATAGGAGAAGTATTTACTGAAAGAGACATACAAAAATTAGAAGACAATAAATCAGTTACTAAAACTACTGATGCTGTAGACATGCAACTAGACGACTATCATTTACAAAGATTACGGGAGTTAGGTCTAGATGGTGAAAACCCTACAGACGAAGATGATCCTTATAACCTAGTCTCATACAGATAATTTGCCAATTATATCTTGTCTTCATATATTTATGATTGATGAGAAAAGTCAAACCACTTCTTAAAAAAAAGAAACACGACAAGATTGTAAAAGATTTTGACAAGCAAAAAGCTAAGCATGTAGAAAAATTAGCTACACAAATGCTTAAAAAAGATGAGCAGTTTCAAAAACTTAAGGAGAAAAAGATAGATACTAACTTTTTAAAACTGTTTTAATATGGCACGAGAATTCGAAGTACAAAATGCGGAGGAATTTGAGAAATTAATCCGATCAAGAGATTTTAGAGTATACGAAGCATTAGTTAGTACAGTATTAAAAAATCTCACTAGTAAAAAACGTCACCACCATGCTTTAAGTGTAATCAGTACAGATGAAGATGCTGTATATGATATTACAATTGATAAACAAGATTTTCATCACACATTAGAAGAAAGTCTAATAGCATATGAAGAACAAGAAAAATATGAAAAATGTGCTGAAATAAAAAGAGCAATGGACTGGTTAGATAAAAAAAAAGCTGAAAAAGCTGTAAGTTCTATTGTGGAATCCTTGGCTACCTGAAATATTGTTCGTATATTCACGGCAAATTAAGGTTATGAATCAATTAGATAAAATGTTTGGAGGAAATCCAATAAAAGAAATCAACAAAATATGTGATGAAATGCTTGCATTTGCCAGAACAGCAGGTACAGTTATAGATTGTGGAGCATGTAATAATAAAGGTTGTAATGTTTG